GCCCTTGTGAGCAAGCGTATACATAGTCCGAGAAAGGCTCTGGTTTCATGTTAGTCATCTCGTCAACGGTGTTAACGATGTTGTTAAGCAAGCCTAGCTTAATTACTTTACTAACCTTAGTGTCCTCAGGCGTACCAAGCAGCATCTCTGGATGCCCACATACACTGTTTGCCATGCGTAGGACTGTAGTCTTACCTTGCCCAGCAAGGGGATGGATAAGGTTTATAATCGCACCTTTTTGCCCAGTAAACTTTAACAGGGGGGCACCAAAGCCACTCAGCGCTGCGAACGCTTGTATTTCTAATCCGGGTCTATTGTAAAGTTCAAAGACCTCACGCCACTTCTCAAGCGTACCTTGTGGCTCGAAGTAACCCGCCATGCTCTCCGTAGTACTGGATGCAGGTGAGTGGTAAACCCCATCCTTTGCTATCTCTCTAGTACCGACAATAAACTTACTGTCGTTTTCAGCCCAACCAAATTGGCTCCTCATAATTTCTGCCTTCCTTCTACGTTGAAGCCCTATAACAGAGCTAATAATGAAACTTAAAATAAGCTTGAATTGTGGCTCCGGTGCAAGAACACCGTGCCTAGAAATCTCCCTACGAAGCTCCCTAGCGTCAGTTATCTTCGCGTTAGAGACTGTAAAAGTCCTAATCCCATCTTGCGCTGAGTGCAGTCTAAGCACCGCAACGTCCCCTTTGTCGGGGTCTGGGTCATTCATACGCTTCCAAACGTAAAAGTCATGTTCGTACACGAGCTTAGGTTCGTCGTCGTCTAGGTCTAGGTATATACCTCCGTTCTGTCCTCGCTTAAAAGGGAACGGATACTCAGGTATCCTGATCGTTTTGCTAGGATCATCGGGGTCGGGAATGTCTGTCTCGTAGTACTTCTCTCCCGCGTCTTTCTCCGCTGCGCCTACCGCAGCTTCAGGCGTTACACCTGCTGCTTTGTCTTCCTCTGTGGCCTCGATTAGCTGCTTACCCAAAGAAATAGGGCTAGTAATCTTGCCTTTGTGTGGACAACCTTCGCATCCTCCGGGGTTGTTACGCTCAAAGACTTCGCAACTATGCGGCCCTAGAATGTGCTCGATCTTCCTCTCCACTGCGGAGGGGTCGTAGTCTGGATGTCCTGAAGATAGGCGGTGTATTGCTTCCTTCTTATCCGAGCAAAACTTAGCAACAGAGAGTGCGTCAAACCAACGCGGCTCAGCTAATGTTTCTCGGTCTGTGTAGCAGGAGAGTAATTGCGCACAACTAGTGTTGCTCTTAGCCCGCATCATTATCTTAGTAAATGAGGACTCTGTGTTAGCTGCGAGGGCTTTACCCATTGCTGTTAGCTCGCGCTTAGGCCGTATTACGGTAGCTTCGAGCTGGCTTATCTCCTCTACTCCAAGGAGTTCCTTGAGGTCATCAAGGGGTATACGGTCGCCTACGTGGGCCACCTGTACTTTGGCAGGGGGATTATCTTTAAAGTTATAAGTATCAGGAACTCTTAGGATTCGAGAAACTTCGAATACACTTGGGTCAACATGAAAGTCTTGCTTAAGGCAAACCTGCCGTAACCTAGTGGCTACCGCTTCCCATTCGCCACGAGCTATCTCTTCCTCAAGCACCCAGTATACGTGCAGTCCGCGCCCTGAATTCACTATGGTAGGTCTAGGTAACCCCACAACTCCACAGAACTTCTTCAGAGCAAGCATCGCTTCCGTCTGGTTAACGTAACCTTCAGGTCGCCCAGTCTTCTCGTTGACTACCGCTTTAGTCTCACCGCAGTCGATGTCTAACCAGAAGGCCTTAAGCTTATCTACGTTGTCCTTTTTTCTTTTCCCGTCAATTGATTGAAACTTTGCTACTGCAAAAAAGACGTTGCGTTGTTCTCCAACAAATTTCTTAACCCAACTGTCAACTTCCTCCCTAGTAGCTACAACTTTTTGTGAGACATCATCCTTGCCTTTAATTCCAACTACGACGTATAAACCCTGTGCAGGTTGTACGTAGTCTAGGAGGTCAAAGTCAGTCATAGGATTCTCATCTTTGATAATCACTCTGGTAGAGCGCTATAAGTTCGCTGATTTCCTCAGCAGTTTGTTTACTAGGTTGATTTACTCCTGTAAACCAGTTGTAAACGGTTTGTCTGCTAACATTTAAATCAGAAGCTACATCGGCCACAGGTACACCTAACTTGATGCAAATGCGACCGAGCTTAACTCCCAACGAGCGAGCGCTTGTTTTTTTGTTTATCTGAATTAGTCTTAAACTATATCCATAACTCATTAGTCAAGGTCACTCCCCCAGTTCTCAATGATTGAGGCCATCTCAGCACCAACAACTTCTGGCTCGTCCTTCTTAGTGCTGCGCTTCTTTGGCTCCTCAACAACTTCGGCAACAACCTCTTCTATAGATTCCTCAACAACCTCCTCTACTACAGGTTTTGCCTCAGCAACTGGAGCTTGGATAGCGGGTTTCTTTTCTACCTTGTCTACTTGCCCAACCGTAAGTTGTGTGTACATCTTAGACTCAGGGTTCTCCTGTGCTTTTAGCACTAGATCAAACTCAGCGTCTGTTACTTCACGGACTGGAGAGAACACAAGCTCCATAGTTTCGGCATTAGGGTTAAAAGCAATAGTGGTAATTACGCTGTCGGGAGACAGGGTGTTATTTACCAAGAAATTTACATAGCTCTCAAACGGATGCAGGTTACCAACACCCTTACCAAACAAAGACTTAGCAGGTATGTTGAACTGGTAGATCGTCCCACTATCGTCGCCTTCTAGCATGAGTGATATTCGACGTTGGAAACGACAAGCACGCCCGCCTGTTTCTCCAGAACCTTTTATGTTCATAGCGCATTCCGAGCAAGTGGGACTCTGCGGGTCAGATGCAGCCGCCTCTGGCTTATCCCCTTGATTAGACCAGCAGTTAGGGAGGGTAGCTTCTTTGCTTGGATCGAACTTATCCTTGTAGTATATACGCGAGACGTTCGCCAGCATGTTTACGATAACGGCGTTGAACTCCCCCCGTATAATCTCACCGATTTGGTCACCGTTAACTGACTTCTTAAAAGTGCCGTTGATATTGGCTTGTATACGCCGGGTGGTGCTAGTCCTTGAGGTAGCAAGTTTTTGGCTAAGTGCCGTTACTCGCTTTCCAGAAGGGGCTAACGCAGTGTCGCTAGTAAAAATTGATACGTCCTTAGACATTTTGTACTCCTATTTAGTAGTTGGTTTTCTTACGGATATTATGTACTTCTTGTTTGACTGCAACCCTTGAGGGCATTCGTCTGGATTTTCTGTAAGGAACTCTTTCATATGGGTATTATGAATTCGCTTCTCCAGTAAATGATAAGCATCGTTAGCCTCAATGAACTTGTACATAGCTTCCCAATCACTTGTCCAGTAGTTGGAGGAAACCCTCCGAGTAATAGTACCCTCGGTAGTTTTCATGCTGTCTAAGTTCTGCTCACCGCAAAGGGCCAGTAGCTTTTCAGCGACGAACTCTTGCTGCTCTTTGAATAGCTTTATTTCGTCATCTTTTTCTTTAATCGCACCGCGTATCTTGATGTAGATAGCGACTAGTTTGTCAGCCGTTAAGTCAGCCATACCTACTCCTTTTTCTTAGTCGGAAGAGTAGTATAGGCTTGTACTTTACAATGTCAAGAGTTTAGGTTTAATTCGTTGCGGTAGAGATCAATTATTTTACTGTGGTTGGTTATGTTGTTCTGAAGCATCCCATACAACTTAGCCTCAACCTCGCTTCCCTGTATGTGTACGATAGTCATGGGGTTATGCTGGCCCGGACGATTGATGCGAGCGTTAGCTTGCAGGTAAGTTTCTACGCTAGTAACGGGAGCGTACCAAATTATTGTGTTGGCAGCGGTTAGAGTAAGCCCATGCGAAGCAGCTTGTGGTTGGATGATAAGCACTTGCGGCGTTTCCTTTTCTTGGAACTCTTTTATTATCTCTGTTCTCTTATTAACCGATACTTTGCCGGATATAATCTCACAGCTTATCTTTTTCTTAGTAAGAAAATCATTAAGTAAATTAATGGTATGCGTGAAAGGCACGAACACTAACACCTTGTGGCTTGACTCCTCTATTACCTCAAGGATGATCTTCA